ACCCATCTCCTTGACGAGCCCCACGACAGCATCAAAGGCCTTCTCGAGGCCGCGGGTGATCGCCTCCGCCGTGACGAAGCTGCCGACGAGCGTGGTGAACGATGATTCGGCGCCTTTCGCGCTGTCGTCGACGTCCTTGAAATCCTTCGCGAGGGCGGCGATCTGCGGCGGCACCGCTTGCCCCATGGCCGTGAGTTTGGCCGCCGCGTCGGCGGCGGTGCGGCCGACCTCCTGGAGCTCCGCCTCGGTGAGTTTGCTGACGCCCCCGATGCGCTCGACCGCTTCGGCCATCAGCGTGGCGTCTTGAATCACCTTCCGCCCGCTGAACTGGTCGACCATCGCATCGAGCGAGGCCTTGACCTTGCCAGCGCCCGTTTCGAACGACTGCAACGACACGACGGCGTCGCCGCACGCGCGGGTGAAATCGGAAAAGTCGGCGAGCAGTTGACCGCTCAGGGCCATCAGTCACGCTCTCGAAACTGCGTATTCAGTTGCGCCACAAGCACCGCGTAGACGTCACGCGGCAACGCGCGCACCTCGTCATAGGTCCAGTGCATCACCCGGCAGATGTTGAGATCGCTTTCGACGCGCTGCCGCCACTCGACGGCGCCGTCTTTTTTTTTGCGAGTTCGACGTCCTGGGCCGCTTCGTGCCGATCGATGGTCGCGATCAATTCCCGTAAGGTCGCCTTGTCGAGGGCGCCGATCGTGTCGCGGCGCGTGGGGGCGGGATCGTCGGCATCGTACGGGAGCGGCTGGTCATCCAGGCCGACCAGCGACCAGCCCACGACATAGGCCAGAATCTTGGCGAATTTCTGTCGGTCGGCGAGCGCCGTGAGGAGATCGAAGTACTCGCCGGCGTTCAGATCACGCTTGACATCGATGAAGTCGCCATCGGAGAGCGCCAAGCGCACCACCTCCGGCTGGACCACCCGCGACCGTCCCATGGACTCGTCTCCTTTCGTCGCCCCCGAGGATGCGCGGGCCCTACGGCAGTGGCGGGCCCAACTGCGCACTCCAGCGATGGCCGCTCGCATCGAGCGTCATCGACTGAATCGGCCAGCGCCAGTCGCCCTTGCGATGCTTCGCCACGAACGTCAACGGCCGTTGCGCCAGGTTGAAGGCATTCGCGAGGACGACGGTCCCGCGCGCCGCCCACTGCCCCTGGTTCGACCGCATCACGGTGTAGCCGTTGATCGCCGCCGCCGTATAGTGATGCCACTTCACGGCTGCGACGACGCCCTGGATCACGGCGTCACAACGGGATACGTCCACGGGCCGGCGCCGACGAACGTGCCCGAGACCGCCACGCCGCCGCCCGCATCGACCGTGATCTTTGCGTCGAGGAGGCCTTTGCCCGCCCACTTGATGTCGGTCGCCGCGTCGTTCGGATAGAGCTCCAGAAAGGGCTTCACCGTTCCGAACACGACGGCGAAAATGTTGAGCCCATCCGCCGGATCGAACCAGCCGCCGTACGACCCTTTCAGGTCGGGCAGGCCATCGACGTAGACATGATTGGTATCCCCGAACGCGGTCACCTTGGTATGGTCTTTCGACATATCCAGTTCCCACTTGTTCAGGGACGCCACGACGACGGTGGACGAGCCGCCCGTCGGATCCATCTTGACCTGCCCGTGCGCGCCGTGGAGACGGTCGTCAGCAGCCATGGGGTCTTCTCCTTGTCATCCCGAGGTGTCGAGCGGGGCCACCCAGACGGTGTATTCGCCGCCGCGATGCGCCCACCGGATCGTGCGATTGACGTCGTCGATTTCGTCGTACCGAATGCGCTGACTGCGGCGTGACAGTTTCAGGCTGTAGCCTTGAATCGTCAGGGTCAGCGGGGACGCGGGCGGCTGCGGGTCGAGGATCGCATCGATGCGCGCGCTCGCCGCCCGGATATTCTTCGTGGGCACGGTCGAGAGTTCCACCGCTTTGACCGCGTAGACGTAGACCTCGAACGCCCGGCCGCCGAACATCACCTCGTCGTGCGAGTCGCCGAGCGACACGAGGACGTACTGCGTCGAGTGCTCGGGCGCGAGGCCGAAGTACACGCCATTCGGCATGAGGCCGAGCAACTCGGTGTCGCTCCCGAGCCGCGCGACGATCGCGCTGTCGACCGCGGAGGCATCAGGGGGCACCGGTCACCCTCAAGCCATACCGCTCCAGGAGGTCGCGCAGATCCGCATACATCTCGCGGCGGATCTGTCCCATCTCCTGCCCGAACACGTGCGACGGCGGCATCCGGCCGCGGTTGATCCCTAACGCCGTGTGGCGCGCCTCCGTGCCGTACTCGAACATATAGGCATGAGGCGCGCGACTCTCCACTTTGGCACCGGCACTGACCGCTTCCCGCGAGAACTCGACGGTCACGCGGTCGCGGAGTTTCCCACTGACGACCGGATACCGCCGACGAATTTCGAGCACCGCCGAGTTCCCCTTGCCTTCGATGATGTGCGAGGCCTCGCCGGTCAGGTTCTCGGGCAGGGCCCGCAATTCGGCCTTGAGGGCCTCCAGGCCCTCGATCTCGAAGCGCACGCGTCCGCTCATGGCGCCACCTCCACGCAGAGCAACACGAGCTCGACGTTCCGTTCGTCGACGTTCGCCACGCTCTGCACGTTGAACGTGCGTTGCTCGAAATGCACAGAGGTCCGCGTGGTGACCTGCGGGTGATACGGCATCGTTACCCGATGGGTCGCCATCGCCGTCACCGTCCCGCTGGTCGCGCGCTCCAGGTCGCGGTCGCTGACCGGGACGATGCTGGCGAAGACTGCGGCCGGGTTCAGCGGCGTCGAGGTCTCGGTGTATCCGCCATCGGCATCGGCCACGGGCGTGCCGGGCCCATCGAGGGTCACGCGATGCGGGCGCGCGCCGATCGCCGTGCGCGGCCCGATCACGGCACCACCACCAGGACGTACGGCGCGATCGCGTCTTCGAATCCGGCCGGGACGGTCGACACGGTGTCGAGCACGGCCAGGTCGCGCCCGAGCGTGGCATAGTGCGCCGTGAGGAGGCCGACCGCGTGCACCAGTAACGGCGCCTCGAGCGCCAGCGCCGCGGGCGACGGCCATCCTGCGACGATGCGCCACGTGCCGACCGGTGGCGCGACGCCCCAATACACCGACCGCCCCTCGACCCGATAGCGCGTCGATGCCACGGGATTGCCGGCCGGATCGGTCATCGATTGGACCGGCAGGGCCTGCCACGGCAACGGCATGACGCACTCCAGCCAGGCGAACGTCACGTCGCGCGTCTGGGTGAGCAGCGCCAGGCCGGTGCGTTGTTCCACCTGGCTGCGCGCGGCGGCGATGAACCCCGTCATCAAGTCATCGCGCGGATCGCCCGTCGGCCAATCCAGCCCCGCCCGCAGCTTCCCCTGGTCGAGCGTCAGCGGTTCCTCGGTCGGCCCCTCGATGAGGACCGACGAGATCGCCACGGGCGAGGCCCACGGGGGACGCACGAACGACGTGCTCACGTCTTCTTGCGACGATAGGTGCCGCTCGTGAACTGGCCCGGCGGTACCGTCGCCTGGACGGCGTCAGCCCGCAAGGGTCCAGGCCTCGACACCGGGATCGACACCGCGGCCGGCGTCACACCGTCGCGACACGGCAACTGCACGACGACGATCGGCTGCCCATAGTCGGGACTCGTGCACGTCGTATGCGGGGCATCGTCGACGGGACAGCGCCGCGGCGTCCCTAAGACCGAGAAGCGATCGGCCGCCATCACGCGGCCCCCGACGCCCAGGCCGAGCTCGTCCAGTGCGCGAACGTGCCGTTGCCGAGGACGACGTATTGCCCGGTCGTCCAGGCCGTCGCGGGGGTGGCCGTCACCCCGCTCATGAGGGCCAACGTGTTGGGCGTGTCGGCATGGCTCGGCGTCCAGGTGCCCGGCGTGCCCGCCGTCGCGCCGGTCGCCGCGGGCCCGGTGTTACTGAACCCGGGCTGGCTCATATCGACGCCAGGGGCGGGCGTATCTCGCGAGGAGATCCCGTCGTCGGCCGGCGAGTTGCTCCAGCCCGGCGTCGGGGCCGTCTGCGCCTCTGGGGCCTCCGCGTGTGTCGGGGCCCCCTGCGTGTCTGGGTCCATCGGTGCGACTCCCTTCGGGGTGAGGGGCAGGAGTGGCGGCACGCGCCCCCACTCCAGCGCCCTGTGGTCTAGTTCAGGCCGGTGACTTTGCCGAAGGCACCTGGACGGTACACGGCTAAGGCCAAACGTTCTTCCGCCCGGATCGCCACCAGGTTCTTGATGAAGAAATCCTGGTGGCTGTTCGACGCTTCGACGCGCAGGCCGCCGCGCCGGAACACCTGGGCCTCACTACCGAACGCGCCGACGAACGCCGTGCCCGCGACAATCGACGGCGTCGGCACCACCGGCAGGCCCCACATCATCGCCGTCGGCAACGTCGAGAACGGCCCGCCGCCGTAGTACTGGCCGTTGGTGTCCTTCGAGATCTGGGCCGTGAACCAGTTCGTGGGGTTCATGACGACGCCGTCCGGATAGACGAACGCCGTCGTCGCGATCGCGGTGACCTGTCGCAGGATCGCGTCCATGTTGGTCTCGGGCGGCGTGGCCCCCGAGGCGCGGGCGACGGCCGTGGCGAGGCCCGATCGATTGAGCAGGCCGAGCAGATTGGGCGGCGTCCCGTTGCCGTTGAGGAGCTGGTCCTCCTCGGCCAGGCCGACGCCGAGCCGGAGTCGCGCATCGATGTAGGCCATGATCGCCGAGACGTCTTCGAGGAGCTCCTCTGTCGTCGGCAACCAGTGCGCGATCTTCGAGACCGGTTCCGTCTTCTGGTCGAACACGAGCGCGCTCTCCGGTTTCGGGCTGCCTTCCGCGACCGTGGCCGCCGCGTTGGTGAACAGCGTTTCCACCATGTAGACGATCGCATTCGAATCGGTCGTGCCGGACGCCAGCAGATCCGCGATGACGAGCCGCTTGAACATCAGTTGCTGAATGCCCGGCTGATACTGCGGCACGAGCAGTTTGCCGCCCGAGGCCGCGTCTTCGGTCAACGTCGTGGCGCGCATCGTCCAGGCGTTGAACGTCGCGTCGATGCACTCGACGACGCCCGACGACCAGGCACTCGAGGCGCGATGCATCCGGTTCTTGATCAGCGATTGATACTCCGCGGAGTGCACGAACTGTTGGCCGAGGCTGCCCGGGCGCGCCGGGACGGGACTGGACGAGGCGGGGCGGGCCGCGCCGCCACGAATCTGGTCGAAGCGGGCGAGCAAGGCCGCGTCGCTCTGGGCCCCGTCGATCTTGGTTTGAATTGCTTCGGCGTCGGCCAGGAGCGTCGCAATCGCGGCCCGTTCGTCGGCGGTCATCAGGCGACCGGTGATGGCGGCGGCCGTCGCCGTCGCGGGCGTCACGACATGGTCGCGACACTTGACCGCGGTGGCCTCAATCAACACGCTGGCCTTCTCCTTGGCCGCCCGCAGATCGTTTTCAAGTTGCACGATGTTCATGGCTGTCATCCTCTGACCGTGAGTGCGAGTACTCGTCGCTCGAACTCGATGAGGGCCGCATCAAACACCGCGACGCGTGGCTCCTGGGACGTGGCCGGTGAGGGCTCCTGGTCCGTGGCGACGGGTGGCGGGTCGACGCTCCCGCGGGCGAAACCGGCTCGCGCGGGTTCCGCCAGGCGGGCGAGTGTGTCCTGTAAGGTGCCCACGCGATCGATCAGGCCAGCGGTCCGCGCGGCGTCGGTGTCGAGTACGCGGCCCTCGCCGAACCCCTGGCGGACATCGGCCGCAGTCACCCCGCGGCCCTTCGCGATGTCACCGGTCATCCGGTTGTAGGCGCCCTCGATCAACGTGAGGGCCGCGGTCCGCGCTTCCGGCGTCAGGGGTTGCCCGCCCGCCCCTTCCGCCTTGTACTTCCCGGCGCGGAGGACTTCGCGCTTGATGCCGCGACGGGCCAACGCCTCCGTCAAGTCGTCGTGCATCGCATACACGCCGATACTGCCGACGAGCGAGGACGGCGTGGCCACGATCTCGGTCGCGCTCGCCATGGGCCAATAGGCGGCGGAGGCCATCAGGTGATTGGCCTGCGCCACGACCGGCTTCGAGGCCCGCGCGGTGAGGACGTCCCGAGCGAATTCACTGGCGCCGGCCACGTTGCCGCCTGGGCTATCGACGTCGAACACGATGGCTTTCACGTTGGGATCGGCGACCGCCTTGTGCAGGGTGGCGCTGAGCGCGTCGAAGGTGGTGCCGCCGGACATCTCCGTCATCATGTTGAGCCGCGGCGCGATCACGCCGTGGATGGGGATGACGGCAATCGAGCCGCCCGTCATGACCTGGTGGTGGTCAACCGCCCGCATCGCTTTCGCCGCCTCGATGGTCGCGACGTCGAGATCCTCCCCGGCCATCCGGGAGGCCAGGATGCCGGCAATGATCGCCAGCATGTCCGGCGTAATCGCCCACGGGTGTTCGAGCGCGAACCCGATCAGATGGTCATAGGTATTCGTGCGCATCGTTTAGGCCTCGCGCTCGAGTTGTTCGAGGGTTTCCCGGTTGATGAGCGCCGCGAGTTGATCGGCCTCCGTGGCGTCGAGGACCTCGCGCAGGTCGGCGGCGAGCTCCTGCGTCCACCGGTCGACCCCGCCGAGAAACGCGTCGACCCGTTCCGCGGCCGGCACCTTGTCGAGCCGCGCCCGTTGCCGTCGTTGATGCGCCTGAATGATCGGCGCCGCGGCCGCGAGCCCGTTCGTCGCCGTCGGATCACTCGGCGGCATCGACTCGACGGCGGCGGGCCCGCCCTGCTGGGCGGCCAGTTGATCGGCGCTCGGGTCGTCTTTGATGGATGGCAGATTCAACCGGGCGCGCCCTTCGTTGGCCGTCATCACCGGACGGCCGATCAGCAGGCGCAACGCCGTGGCTTGTTCCTCGAAACTGCCTTTCAGTTTTTCTGCAATGTTGAACTCGCCGTACACGCGATCGGTGTCGCGCGCTTCGGGGAGCAACCACAGTTCGATCGCTTGCGAGACCATCTCCAACCACGGGCCGAGGCAATCGGTGTACAGCTGTTTGTGCTGGTCCTTGATGTTGGAGAAGGTGGCGTGCTCGAGGATGCCGACCATCGTCAACGGAATGTGGAAGGCCCGCGTGCACTCTTCGCGCGTGAGTTGCCGCGCCGCGGTGTATTCGGAGTCAATCGCCGAGTACGACGTCGGGCGGAACGTCATGCCGTCTTCGAGGACGGCGATGAGGCCGGCCCCGGCGGTGCCGCCATGCCGTGCTTGCCACTGTTCCCGCCACGACTGTTTCTGTTGCGGGTTCCACTTGGGCGCGTCCTTCGGCCGTTCGATGACGCCTTCCATCCGGGAGGCATTCCGCCAATAGGCTTCGCGGTAGTCCGCCGCGGCGGTCTCCTCCGCAAGGATCCGCCGCAACGTCTCCAGCGGCGACAGGCCCATCAGCGCGTTGAGCGGGTTGTACCCGTTGAAGTAGACGACCTCGGACAAATCGAGCGGAATGATCCGGCCTTGATCGACCCAGAGGTACCCCGTCGGCAAGAGGTCCCCTTGCACGCCGACCGTCTCCGGGGGCAGGCGCACCAGCCCCAGCCGGCGCGTCGGATCGTCCAGGCGCACCTTGATCCAGTACGCGTTGAAGTAGATCGCCAGGTCCGCGATCGTGCTTTCGAACAACCGATAGCTGGTGGTCACCGGGTTGGGTTTGGCGATCCACTGCGCGAGCTCGTGATCGATCAGGCGTTCCCGGTCGGTATCGGACACCCGGCGAAAGACGTGATAGCCCAACTGCGCGATGTTGCGCGCGAGGAAATCCACGCAGATGCGGACGTTGGGTTGCGTCGCGTAGATCGACGCGTAGGCCCCCGAGTAGTTGAAGCCGTACCCCGTCGTCAGGGGCGGAAGATTGACCGTCGTCCGCGTGCTTGCCACCGGGCGTCGGGTGGACGCCGTGAGGGCCCCGAAGGAACGCACGATCGCCATCAGGGCGTCGTCTCGACTTGAATGAACGCCACATTGGCGCGAGGCACCAGCACCTCCCCATCGGTCGGGACGGGCGGCTCGTTCGGTTTCAAGAGGCTCGCATTGCGCAACGTGAGCCAGGGCCCCCGCGCGCCCCACAACACGCCCGACAGCGCCAGGTCGTCATCTTTCAAATTGACAATGACCGACCGCAACATCGCGGGCGGGCGCCACCACAGCCATGACATGTCAGGGAAACGGACGGCTCCGAGTGTGGAGAAACGGGCGGGCCGTGTCGATTATTCGCAGCGGGAAATCGCGGGTGGGTCTTAGGCCTTGTCCTCGTCGGGGCGGCGCCGCAGGTCCCGGCGAATCGCTTCCGCCACGCTGGTGCCCTCGCGCAGGGCCCTGACCGCGAGCGCGTCATAGACGCGACTCGGGAGCGCGACCGTGACGCGTGTCGACGTGTCGGTGCGATCCAGGGGCGGCCGGCCGCGCGGATTCGTGGGAGACACAAGCGATCCTTTCAGGCGACGACTAATTGTGGGTCCTCGGCCGGCTGGTCCGAGGGATCAATCTGCGACACCTTACAGCCGATGATGGCGGCCATGATCGGGTCGATGCGGCCGCGCGACTTCTTTTTCGTCGGGTAGATGTTGCCTTTGTGGTCGGGGGCCGCGACCGCATTCGACGCGCACCACGCGAGCAGCGGATTGCCGCCGCTGTCGACCAGGCCGTCGAGCACGTCCGCCTCGAAGTCCTTCGAGGGCGCCGACATCTGCTGAATGTTCTGCGGCACTTCGATTACCGGGACGCTCAAATCCAGATCGCTGAGGTCCTTGACTAAATTGCCCGCGTTCCACGGGTCGATCCCCACGCCGCGCACGTCGTAGCGCGTCTGCCAGTCGGCGACGACGTCGACCACCACGCGTTGATCGATGCGGTTGCCGGGATTGGTGATCAGATACCCCTCGGTCACCCACTGCGGATAGGGCGCGCGGTCGCGATGCGCACGCGCCTCGAGGGTGTTGGCTGGCGTGAGGCAGGTCGCGAGCAGGCGCCAGGTCGTCCGCGTCTCAGTCGGCGGAAAGACCGCCACAATCGCGGTCAGGTCGATCTTGGAGCTCATATCAATCCCGATCCAGCACGCCTCGCCCGCCAAGGCCTCGGCGAAGGCCGCCGGCGAGACCCATGCGGTTTGCCCGTCGCGCCAGCCCTCGATCGACAGCCAGGGCGCGAGGGTGTTGACCCAGAGATTCAGGCGCTTCTGTTTGAAGGCGGCCTGGGCCGAGGTCATATGGATCGCCTTCGCCGCGAGGTCCCGCAGATCGGCGGGCTTCACCGACACGCCGTAATTCGGGTTCGCTTTGCGCCAGGTCGTCTCGAGCGTCCAGTCGTCCTCGGCATCCGCGTGGGCGATGAAGGCAAAGAGTTGCTCGTCGTCGAGGATGCCGTCGAGGACCTTGCAGACGTAGTCGTGTTGATCGCCGCAGGGGGAGATCGGACTCTCGCCGGCGGTCGTAATCCAGAACAGGATCGGCTGGCGGCGCGCGCCGGTCGCGGTCTCCATGACGTCGATCATCCCGCGGTGTTTCATCGCGTGGGCTTCATCGATGACTACGAGGTGCGGGTTGAGTCCGTCGGTGGAGTCGCGATCGGCGCCGAGCGGTTCGAGCTTCGAGGCCGTCGCCGCGCGGTGCAGGTTCGCCGTGAGCACGGCAATCCGCGACCGCAGGCCGCTCGATCGCACGAGGTGCTGGCAATCGCGAAACACGATCTTGGCCTGGTCGCGTTTGGTCGCGATGCAATACCCTTCGGCGCCCGCCTCTCCATCGAAGAACGTCGCATAGAGCGCGACGATCGCCGCCTCGAGCGACTTCCCGTTCTTGCGGGGGAGTTCGTTGTACGCGACTTTGAACCGCCGCAGGCCCGTCTCGACGTGCACCCACGCGAACAGCGACCCGAGGCGAAACTGTTGTTGCGGTTCCAGCCGGATGTATTGGCCGGCCCACTCGGCTTTGTAGTGCTTCAGGTGTTCGGCGAACCGGAACAGCCGGTCGGCGCGGCGACTGTCGAAGCGGTACGGAAAGGCCGGCGTCGCTTCGCGCGCGCGGTCCCGCTCGTGGCGCACGCACGCCAAGCGGTGATACTTCCCCGCGAGGACGGCCCCGCGGACGACGGCGGACGCGTAGGCATCGATCGAATGCGTGCGGCACCTCAGTGAGTGGTGGCCTCGTCGTCGTCGGACGGCGCGTCGAATTCCGAGAACGCGTCGCCGCCAGGGCCCGGCCCGTCCTCCGCGGTCCGCACGCGCGATCGGCTTGACGGTGTGAGGCCGAGCTCGGGCCAGAGCTTCAGACAGCCCGCGAGCGCCTTGGTCTGAATCGCCAGCCAGGGATTGGGCATCGCGTAGCCGCTCGGCGCCTTCACGACGCGCGGATATGCCTTCGCGCGCGCCTCGAGGTACCGCGCCCACTCCAGGCACAGCGCTAAGAGCGCGGACCGATCGGCCTCCGTCACCAGCCGGCAGCGGCGCAACAGGGGCGCGAGACGGGCCCACTCTTGGCGGGCGCCCGCGAGGCTCTGGCCCTCCACATCATCGAGTTCGGCGGGGGGGAGATCGAACGCATCCTCGACCGGCGGCGGCTGCGGCTCGTCGTCGTTGATCGGCCGCTTGCCGGGATTGCCCTCGAGGGCCTTCTCGGCCGACGGCTTCGGTTTGCGGCCTCTCACGGCGACGCAACATAAGTGTTGCATTGGTCAACACTTGTGTTGTATCCTTGGTAGGGCATGACGAGCCAAGAGTTCAAGCGGTGGTTACAGAAACAGGGCTGCACCTTCGAGCCCGGCCGCGGCGGGCATCTGGTCGTCAGGCTCGGCGACAAGATCACCGACTTGCCGATGCATGGCAAGCAGAAGGAACTCGGATCCGGGCTCGTCAACGCGATCAAAAAACACCTGGGCCTGAAGTAACGACGCATTGGAGAACCTGGTCATGGACTATCCCGTCACCCTCACGCCGGACGACAACCACACGATCCTCGTCACGTTTATCGATTGGCCGGCAAACACCTTCGGCACCGATCGCGAGGATGCATTCCGGCACGCCGTCGACGCGTTGACCACGATGATCGATGCCTACATCAAAGACGGGCGCGACATCCCACGACCCTCGAAGGGCAAGGAGTGGGTGGCGGTGCCCGCCCTGGTGGAAGCGAAGATCCGCCTGTATGAGACGATGCGCGCCGCGAAGGTCGGCAAGGCCGAACTCGGCCGGCGCCTTGATTGTCACCTGCCGCAGATCGACCGCCTGCTCGCGATGAAGCACGGGTCGAAACTGGAGCAACTTGAGGCCGCGTTTGGCGCGCTCGGGAAGCGCCTGGTCGTGAGCGTTGAGGACGTCGCGCCCGGGTCGCGGGTGAAGAAGGCCACCGCTAGACACGGACCGCCTCGCCGACCTTCACGGCCCGCTGCCCGGTGAACGCTTCCCACCGACGGATCGTCACGTCGCAATAGCGTGGTTCGATTTCGAGGCCGAGACACCGTCGCGAGAGTTGCTCGGCCGCGATGAACTGTGATCCGCTCCCGGCAAACGGCTCGTAGACCCCTTGGCCGCGCACCGAATGATTGGCGATCGGCGGGACAAAGAGGGCGACCGGTTTCTGGGTCGGGTGTTCGCGACCGCGTTGGCTCTCCCCAATCGGCCACACGGACACTTGCGACTTATCGCCGTACCAGGGGCACGGCTTGCCGCGAATCCACCCGTAGAAACACAACTCGTGCTTCCAATGGTACTGACCGGATCGGGTCAGCACCATGTGCGGCTTCACCCAGATGATTTGGCGGTGGATCAGGATATCGGCCGCCGCCGCCGCAAAGAATGTGCCCTGCGTGAGCATCGGGTGCCAGAGATAGAACGCGGGATTCGGCGACAAATGGGGGATCGCCACGCGAATCATGGTCTCGAGGAACACTTGCAGCGACGGCCCGTCCGTCAAGTCGTCGTTGACGATGTCGCCGCCGCGCGCCTGAATGTTCTGAAAGCCGGAACGGGGAATCCCGTCCTTCAACGCCGCGTAGTCAATCCCGTAGGGCGGATCCGTGTTCATGAGGACGGCAGTCTCGCGGCTCATGGCTCGCGCCACGTCGCCCGTCCGCGTGCAATTGCCACAGAGCAGTCGGTGCGTCCCGAGTTCAAAGAGATCGCCCGTCACGATGCCGGTGGGCCGTTCCTCGGGTACTGCATCGGGATCGGTCCGCCCAGGCGCCACATCGGCGCCGAGGAGATGGGCGAGCTCCTCCTCGAAGAAGAACGGCTCGAAGGCCAAGCCGGCCGCCGCGTCCGCCTGAAGTTGGTCCACATTCCATTCCGCGAGCTCGGCGGTGCGATTGTCGAAGATCGCGAGCGCCCGTTTCTGGTCCACCGTCAACCCGCGCCGCCGCACCGCGATGATCTCGTCCCCCGCGGCATCGATGATGCGCACCGCCGAGATCCCAGCCTCGGTCGCAGCGTCGACGACCCCATTGCCGGCGAGAATCACGTTATCCTCGTCGATCACGATCGAGCGCGCGGCGCCGGTTTCTCGCAAGGACCGCACGATCATGTCGCGATTCCGCGGGGTGCGCTGGCGACGATTCTCCGGATCGAGCGTCAAGTCCGCGACCTGCATGCGCCCGTCAGGCAGGCCAGGCGGCCGGCGGCGGCGAGGACGAGCGGTCATGTGCGCACCGCCTCGCCCACCTTGACCGCGCGCTGCCCGGTGAAGGCTTCCCAGCGATCGATCGCGACTTGCACGTAGAGCGGTGCGAGTTCCACGGCGCAGACCTGGCGGGTTAGTTGCTCAGCGGCAATGAGGGTGGTCCCGCTTCCGCAGAACGGATCGAGGATGACTTGCCCTTTGTGTACGCTCCCCCGCTCCATGAACCATGACCACACCCCGGCCGGTTTTGGGCACGGATGCTCAAGGTCATTCTCCGCAGATTCTGTTTTCCCGAGCGCATCGGGGCGACAACCCTTCCCCTCCGCGAGGTATGGACACTTGCCGTACGCCAGCACGGGTTGCCAACACGAAAACCCCCAGGGCCCGCGCCCGGTACCGGCCGAAACAAACCAGCAGAGCGTCCAGTCGGGAACCGGGTAGTACCGCTGGTTGTCGTTCCCGGGCGTGATCAACACCACCCGGCTACGTTCGCGCACGAGTGGGAAGAAGGCCGCGACCAACGCGGCCAGGTCGCGCTTCGAGTCCGCGATCGACACGTACGCTTCCCCTATGCCATAGGGTGGGTCGGTCAGGCAGAGATCGACCGCCGCGCCGGATATCGCGCGATCAAGATCAGCCACGCGGACGCTGTCGCCGCACATCACTCGATGCCGACCGAGTTCGAACAAATCGCCAAGAGCGATACTCGTCGCCCGCATCGAAGGCACCGCGTCGGGATGCGTGCGGCCCGGCTTCCGGTCCTGTCCGATCAGGTCGGTCAATTCAGTGTCGAAGAAGAACGGCTGGAACTCGAGTCCATTGGCCGCATCCGCGCGCAACTGATCCAGGTTCCATTCGGCGAGTTCCGCCGTGCGGTTGTCGTAGATCGCCAGATCGCGTTTTTGCGCGTCGGTCAGCCCGCGCCGCCGGACGGCCACGATCGTATCGCCGTCGACATCGACCACCCGGAGCTTGGAAATCCCCGCCTGCGCCGCCGCTTCGAGCACACCGTTGCCGGCCAGCACGCCGTTCTGCTCATCGATGACGATCGACCGTGCGGCCCCGACCTGCCGCAGCGCCGCGACGATCATGTCGACGTTGCGGGCGGTGTGCTTCCGGCGGTTGGCCGGGTCCCTGGCACCAGGCCGTCAACCGTCGTCGGGTCGGCCGTGGCCGCCGCCGGCCGCCCAGGCCGCCGCCCAGGACGCGCGTTCTGGGCCATTAGCGCGCCCAGGAGCGCGCCAATGCCGCCCCGTGGCCACATCCGGGCGCCAACCGCCCCCACGCGCCCCAGCGGCCGACAACCCGGCCGCTCCCCCGCGGCGCCTGGCGGCGGGATACCCCTATGCGAATTTCGCGGCGGCGCGAGGAGAGGCGAAATGGTTTCCTGACGCCCTTCGCGGCTAGCGATTTCACGGCCCCCCTCCCCTGCATCATCCCTTCCGGGTGTTGCACGACGCGCAGAGCGATTGGTGATTCGCGGGATCCAAGAGCGCGCCGCCACTCGACAACGGTTTGATGTGATCCACGACACGCGCCCGGACCCGGCGCCCGCCTCGCGCACACTGGCTGTGCTCCCCGTGGAACAGGCCATCGTGCCGCATCCCGCACCACGGATACCGCCGCAGCCAGTCCCGCGCATAGACCGCCCACGCCGACGTGTAGCCGCGGGCCTGCGCGCTCGGGCGTTGGTGCGCCGCGCATCGGTTCCCCTGGGTCGCGAGGCGGTGACAGTTGCCGGCGGTGCACGGCGTAGGCGGCGCGATCGCCATCACGCCCGCTCCGTGTCCTCGTGAAGGCGCTTCCCGACCTGGTGCTGCGCGATGGTCTTCGCGTTGCCCCTCGAGCGCCCAATTCCTTCAGTACCTCTCATCATCCCGATCCGCTGCGAGCGACGATTCCCGTCCACCTTCAGTACCTCTCGTCATCCCGATCCACTCCGACCTCGTTACTCCCGACAAAGGAGAGCGCCGAGTCGCCCCTTCAGTACCTCTCGTCATCCCGATCCACTCCGACTCCGAGGCCAGGGAGAGGGAAGAGGCTGAGTTTACCCTTCAGTACCTCTCGTCATCCCGATCCACTCCGACCGCGCGGACGCGATCGATGGACGTTCGATGGCTCTCCTTCAGTACCTCTCGTCATCCCGATCCACTCCGACCCTGGCGCACGTCAACCGCAGCGAAACCGGCGACCACCTTCAGTACCTCTCGTCATCCCGATCCACTCCGACGCTGCTCGTCATCTCGGGCCCCGGCGCGGCGAAGACCCCTTCAGTACCTCTCGTCATCCCGATCCACTCCGACGGCAAGTCGCTCAAGCCCAGATTCAGTAACGGCTTGACCGCACTCGCGCGAGCGGCGACGTGATCGTGCCGTCGCATGCCTCGGCAGAATCGCCTCGTGGACGCTAAGTGCTTGATGCCGTGGCGTCGAGCGGTGTGCCGGCCGGTCCTTCCACGTCATCGCTCGCGGGCACCTCCGGCAAGAGCCGCCGTAACGCCGCCTCAGCAATCGCGGCCTGTCGGTCCTTGTTCGGGTGCAGCTTCACGAATGAGATGATGTTCGTCATCTCACGATTGCGGGTGCCGCGCAGCTTGATTTCGCTGCTGATGATGGCGACCGCGGTCCGTTGCTGGGCACTGGAAATGGCGTCATCGCCATCGAGGACGCGTTCGGCGATCACGAGACTCTTGCGGGCCAGACTACCGTCGAGTGATTCGAGCATGGGATCTGATCCTCCTTCGGGGTTGGGTTTACATGGCGTCCTTGAGGACCGCCAACGCGGTCCGCATCTTCTGATACTGCCGTCGCTGTTTCTCGACCGGGCGCGTGATGGCGCGTTCGCCCGAGGCGGCGGCGATGTCGATGCGCGTCACCGTGATCCCGGCCTGGAGGCATTTGTAGCGCAGGAGATCGATGAGGATCGCCATCGGCAGCTCCTGGCCCTCGAGCGGCGCGATCGCCAGCGTGCCGAGTTGCTCCTTTTGACACAGCCTGACGATCTCGGCCGACCACTGATGCAGCACGCCACGAGCCCACTGCGAAAACGAACCGGCCTTGACGAGCACCCGACGAAAGTCGTGCCGGTGCCCCGGGCCGGAACGCCGGAGTTGTGCGCGCAGGCGCCGGCGGATGCCGTCGTAGTGCAGTTTCATGGCGGACAGGCGGGCGATGTCCTGGGTGTAGTTCCGGGACTGCGGCCGGCCCTCGCGCTCCCAGCGCAGCCAGAGCGTCCCATCCGGTTCTAACGGGCCGAACGTGGCGGTCGCCGCACCAGGCGCGACGGCGAGGAGCGGCTTTTCGTACGTCAAGAGCGCGAAGACTTTGCGCCCGGGGCGTTCGAACACGACCGTAATCTTGAGCAGCCGAATCCGGCCGTCGACGAAGCCCTCGAGGACCGGCCGCTGATAGTCGTCGCTCACGGGCGGCACCACCACCGCGAACTCCTGCCGATCCCCGGTCCGTTTCGCGAGAAACCGGACGGAGAGCCGATAGCCGTCCGCGTCCGCGAGCATACGCGCGTGAATCTGCCGGCGCCCCTTGGACCAATGTTCCGCCCGACAGACCAAGGCGCGATCCGCGTCGAAACAGGCGAGGCGTTGCGCGCCGCTCAGCACGCGCGCGCCTTGTTTGCGCCAGGTCGTCCAGGCTTCGCGGGACAAGGCGACCGCCACATCGCCACTCAGGCGGCCGCCGGCGACACGACTCGCGTGGCGATAGGCGAGTTTGGCCATCGCGGTCCGCGCCTCGCCGTCCATCGTGCCGGCGCAATACATCTGCGCGAGAAAGGCATTGCAGAAGCGCGAGGCGTCCCGCGCCAACGCGCGCAGCGCCGTCCACTCCGCATCCGGCAGCGGGGCGAGCTGGACACGCAGCACGCGGGAGACCACACGGATCTCCTCACGTGCTGCCGTCCCGGACGACGGCGGACTGCCGGATGCGGGTGCTGAAGTCACCCTCGGCAAACGCTCCACGGCCGGTGGAGCGGAGAGAGGATTCGGCGCCGCCGTCGTCACGATCGGATCTTGAGTCGCCATGTTGTGATCAGGCCAGGACCGAGAGAATTTCGACCGCGCCGTACATCCAGACCGTCGCCGGTTGCTGCGTCTCGGGATCGAGATAGTGGTCCCCCTGCGCGTTCGTCGCGAGCAGTTGCACCATGCCGCACTCGTCGTCGGCGAGCTGACAGCGCGACGTCACCTCGTCGCCGTCGAGCCAGACGCGATAGCGGCGATACGTGGCCGCGCCGTACTCGATGATGACTTTCATCGCTGCTTCGCTCCGCGGCCCTTCGCCTGCTTGGCCTTCGCGGCCTTCTTTGGATCGCTATGGCGTCGCGCCATCCGTCGCGCGGGTTCCTGCGCTTCGGACTCCGCCTTGGCGGCCGCCGGCTTCTCGTCGGCGTCATCCCATTCCGGCAGGCGTGGCGAGGCCTGGCGCGCCGTCTCACTGCCGGCGGTCAGGTCGTCGGCCTCCTCGTCGTCGGCCTCCTCGAAATCGAGGCTCGGCTCTGCCCGTTCGAACGTCACGAATCGCTGGGTGAGCAGCCAGGACTGGCAGAACTCCAGCTCCTTACTGCCGACCGGACCGAAGGAGGCCTTGAACACGAAGTCGTACCCGTTCCGATCCTTCTGGACGCGTGCGTAGGTGCCGGCGATCTTCACCTGGTCGAGCGCGAAGCCCTGCGCGATGTCGGGCGCCGCGAAGACCTGCAGGAGTTGCCGCTCGAGGCCGAGCGCAAAGTCCGCACGCCGCAGCGTGTCTTTCGGCTGGCCGGAATGCATCGTGAACAGCGTTGGCTTGATGCCGTCGGGCATCACGGTCGCCAACGTCGCATCGAACGGCGCCACCCGCAGGGTCAGTGTGAGGATCTTCACTTCCTCCCCGCGGCGCTTCTCGAGCGAATGCGTGATGGCATCGCAGAAACAGCCGACGCGCACCTCGTCAAACAGCGTCTCACTCACAGCCACCGTCCTTTCGACACGTCACGCGGTTCCAATCAAGGCGGCCGCCCCAGCCGCCGGCAATTGTTCCGCGGCCGAGAGCGGCTCGATCGTCACGATCGCGCGCGGCGACTCGCCGATCGCGGCGTACTGCTTCGACACGATCAACTCGGTGACCTGCGCATCGTCGCGAAAGACCACGCCGGACAGCGCATCGACACAACACCGCGCGAGCTTGTCGACGTCCGGCGCCTTGATGTGCGGCACCGTTTTCGTGCGCGGCAACGACTTCGGCCGCGGGAGGTAGAACGCGATCGCGAGCTCGATCGCGCCATGGAACAACTGGCCGCGGCCGGTCAGCGCGCGGTTGGCCGCCTCGGCCACGAGCGCTTCCCAACTCTTCGCGTTCCGGTTCGTGTTCGTGATGATCGGCCGGGTCCAGCCTTTCGGAACGAAGGCGCGCGTGCTGCCTTTGGTCTGCGCGATGCCGAAGACAGTGAACGTCAGAGCCATGTCGCCATTCCTACGGGCACGATCGCGCGGTCGTCTTGCGCCGGCCGCGTGTCTTCCGCGGCACGTCGATCGGCGGCATCTCGGACTCGTCGATCCGCCCGGTCCCTGCCGTCAGCACGAACTCCTCGAGCGACAGCGTCATCTGGTGCGCGGCCACGCGCAGCCGCGCGTTGACCAGGCCGGCCGCCAGGACGTGCGCCTCGCCTTCGGAGATCAAGAGCCAGTAGCACGGCTTGCCGGCCTTCCTGAGCACTTGCAGGTACGGCGCGTTCCATGGGGCGACCTCGGCGTGATCGATTCGCTTCGACAAGGTTCTCTTGGCTCTCTCTGTTAACTCCGGCGCGTCACGAAACGTTCGTAGGTAAACCCGAGTGGAGCGGTCACAAGTTCGACGATGCGCGAGACTTTGTGATGACGGCGGAGATGCAGCGGCTCGAGCGTGTCCGGCCGTATGTCAAACCGTAGGAGTCGCACGAGATCCGCCGTCGGAATCGTCCGAGCGTGCAGCATGCCTGTCGGC